GGCGGAACTCCCGCCAAAGGAACTCAGACCAGCCAAGGGCCAGTCTGAGGCCACTGTGGAGAATGGGCTTTTATCAGCCTCGGGCGGTAAGGAACAATTACATCCGAACCGTATTCTCCAAGCCGTTGCCTCTCGAGATCCCAGAGGGATTTACGGAAGCGACCAGTACCGTCAACACCAAGCTCCCGAGTTTCGAGGGAAACTTGGCGGTACTGCCATCCGAAGTACTTTTTTGAGTAGCTAGGCCTAACAGAGTCCCAATCCGAATGCAAACAAGCATCGGACGGGGCCGAGGAAGGCCCACGGATGGTGCGCCAGAAACGCGGTATGGACCCGACTACAAAATCGTAGACCGGCTTCCACCTGGGGTCAAGACCCCATAACAGTTTCGAGTATTTCCGAACACTGTTAGCAGCCCAATACATACGAAGGATCGTATCCATGGGTTTTCTGACGTAGAACGGCGTAACATCGGATCCGTTAAAGTAGTGCTTTCCGCACGACTCACGAAACGGCCCGTCAAGGAACGACTTCTTCCGATTAATGGTAAATCCTATTAACGGGAAGAATTGCATTACTGCAAGGGCGGTTTTTCGGCCACAGATGATATCATCACCATAGACCGAGATCCGATGCTCCTCGTCACCAGTGAGTTCAGCTAAAGCTTTCGTGAGGCCCCAGAAAATCAGGGTCTCAAGCTCGAAAGTAAAGCCATTTCCCATTGATGACACCTTCTGGAGGTTAAAACTTTCTCCAGTCGGTAGAACGCACCTGGGTGATCTGCATAGCTCAATAGCAGTCATCCAGGAATGTGGCATCTGGCACCGGACTAGCTCTAACGAGATAGTATCGGAGGCTGACGACAAGTCAATTGTCGCCAGTTCGCCGGAAATTGACCCAAGACGGGCCAACTCCGCATTACGATCCTGAGCAGTATCGCCAGGCCTATCTTTTAATAGGTTAAGGCGATGAAGACGACGACGGATTACTCCGCCGACACCCTTCTGAAAGAACATATTCAGGGAGGGCTCAATCGCAATGAAGCGATCAGTCTTCGCGTTCTTAGGAACAGTGGTACCCTTCGACCCGCTAACGTAGTTGATACGCGGCGCCCAAGTGGGAGCCCAGAGGCGCAATGCCTCACATAGCGGTCGAAGGTTCGGTGACGCGTCCAGGTCATTAGCCTGGAACTTGTAGTATGCATCACCCTGGCGACGACCAAATTGAGTCGTCGCACCAGGTCCCCAGTCGAAGTAGTTGGAAGCCTCGTCCCAAGAAAACTCGGACGAAGCCTCATCGCGCCAATTTCGGCGGAGCACGCGTTCTATTTTTCGGGCAGCAGTGGAAATCACTGAGGCCGCAGAGACCGTTACTGACGGTTCCCTGAGAAGAGCGTACAAGCTTTCGTTAACACGACGACAACTATCTTCGGACTCCCTGAACTTGGCCAGGGCCACTTGCTCCGTGTCGACACCGAGGTCCCAACAAGGGTACTTCGACATCAACTCGGCACAGAGGTAGTCCCGGCCAAAAGTATCGGCATTCGTGTAATCCATAGGATTCACGGTAGCAGACACAATCCCGGAGTAGTCTCCATGTTTTAAACGGAGAGCTAACCCCAGGGCCAGGGGAGTATTCGCTGCCTGATATATACGAGCAGCAAACTCGGGTGCCTCGCACACAGTGCGTCTGGTGAGCATCCTTAAAGGATGCCCGCTGGTCTTCTTTTTCATGGGCTAATGCTCCTATGGAGTAGAAGATGAGGGCCGCTAATGCGACCCCCAGGAGTAACCATCGATGCCTATAGGCAAAGATGGAAGCGAGGGAACCGGCCAAAAGGCCGATTCCAACCAACGCCACGTACAACATGGCGCAACCTAGTAAAGGTTGTTAAGGTTTTCGCAGACATCCTTGATGGCTGCGCTCGCCAGCAGATTCTGAACAATTGCGTTCAGGTCCTGCCGCTCCGCCAGCGACGAACCGGAATCGTAGGACAGGCGAACTTCTGCCATGGCCATACGAACCACTTTGGGGTTATCCACCCCATTGATGGTTTCGGTTTGCACCACCGGTACCTTGATTCGCATCAAGAACCGGCTGACGCCACTGGTCGCGTTCTCCGCAAGGGACACGGTCAAGGGCCAAAAGCCCTTGGACGACGTGGAGGACTTCTCCTCGAACGTGGTGATGCCGGCCTCTTTCGAGACCGGAATGAAATCGTGAGACGTAGCAGTGCTATCGTTCACGGTGATCGTGGTAATTTGTCCCACGACAGACCTCCTTTTATTAAAGGAAAGAAAAGCCCGTGCAATGCGGTGTCCGCACTACAAGGACAAAGAACCGGCTAAGCCGGACGATTGGCATAGCTAGCGAAGCAATTTCGCGAGCCGATCCAAGTTGGAAGACGCAAGGGCAGCCGCGTGGATAACGCGGCGTCCGTGTGCTCCCCAGGGATTAGCTAAATCCCAAAAGTTTGGAATGGGGTCGGAATCATAGACCTGTCGGTCCATAACAAGGCGTCGATATCGGGTCCCATAGGGATCCAATGCCGAATGCCGAGCGGCCTCATTGAAGGGTGACATAATCCACTCACCCTCCCTCCTGACGATCCGCGTAGCAGAGCCTCCTTTAAAAGAAAGGCCAGCAGTAGCGGAAAGAGTTTGGAGCCAATTGCCAACTGGAAGAAACCAGTCGACAACGAACGACCAGGGAAGAACTTCCCAAGCGACCTCAAGAGGGTCTATGAGACCCAATTGGGCTGCCTTGCGATACAGGTTATTACCCTGTTCGTAGGTCAGGTGTACTGTGCAACCTACCAGATCCTTACGGATCTCCTGTAGGGACCACTGATCAATACCACCATAAGTGGTGGCATGATCAACGAGTGATTCAACATACTCGTAGTACTTCGCTTTGACATCGAGCCTGGGAGGCCCGATTTCATGGCGCTTATCGTACTCGGTAACTGCCCCATGCACATCCTGTAGCAGGGGAAGCCAACCGTATGATGCTTCTAGCCACATCTGGCTAGGGTGCCGCGCGTGAATTGCTCGTCCTAAGGACGACACAGGCTTTTTAAGGGCCTTTGCAAGACCTCGGAAATCGAGGCGCTTGGCAGCTCGTACGCCACGGAGGATCCGTGTCGCGGTAGAGGCAACCAACTCGGCAGTCTCAGCTTGGGTTCCAATGAGGTTCCCAAAGTGGACCTTCTGGTCAAGAACTTTCTGCCTTGCACGAAGCAAAGCAGTATTGACCATCCGAGCAGAGACATCATTCTCAGAGATCTGGGTACCCGGGTTATTACCTGGGTCCTTACCTGAGAACTCCGAGGATTCCCAGTACGGAATATGAACATAATACGTACTGGACGTAAAAGCGGGACCCTGTGCATACCCTATGCCGATTTCTCGGTG